GGAAGTAAACAAATTAATCATACTGGTTGTTATGTAAGTTGGATAAATCCTAATGATAAAACACACACCTATAGTGAAATAGGTAAAGATAGAGGTTGGTCATGTGGACCAACTAGTGCGTTGGTTGCGATACACCAGAATAAAGATTTAGAAGAATTGTATATGATAGGACATGATCTAAAAAGTTTTGATGACCATGTGAACAATATGTACAAATCAACACCTAACTATGCTGACGCAAAGAATAAACCGATACCTGATGTCAATTGGGTTAATCAATGGAAAGAGTTGATGATAGAAAACCCTAAAATTAAATTTATAAAAGTAAATCCTAGAGGTATAAAGGGTGGCGATCCAGTCAATAATATGGTGCCAGAGTGGACAGTAAAAAATATAGATTACATAAACTTTGATGAATTAAACAAGAGATTTGATTGCGTATCAGGGTTGACAAATGGTCAATAATCTGTTATATTAGAGCTAATATGAACGTGAAAACTGTTATAAATAAAAATGATACCGATTATACAGGTAACACAAAGACAACGAATACAATAATACAAGGAGAAATACGATGGACTTTGAAACATTAAAACAATCGTCAAGTAATTTTGACAAACTTACAAAAGCCATAGAGGCTAACCTCAATCCTGAGGACAAAGAAAAAAACAAATCCAAATACCAAGACGACAGATTTTGGAAACCAGAACTAGATAAAACTGGAAATGGTTTTGCTGTAATTAGATTTTTACCAGCGCCAGAAGGTGAAGACTTACCATGGCAAAGAGTATGGTCACATGCATTCCAAGATGTTGGTGGTTGGTATATTGAAAACTCACTAACAACACTAGGCCAAAAAGATCCTGTGTCAGAAGAAAACACAAGACTTTGGAATACTGGTTTAGATAGTGATAAAGAGATTGCTAGAAAGAGAAAAAGAAAGTTATCTTACTACTCAAATATTCTAGTGGTATCTGATCCTAAGCATCCAGAGAATGAGGGAAAAGTATTCTTATTTAAATTTGGTAAAAAGATATTTGATAAGATTACAGAAGCAATGCAACCAGCATTTGAAGATGAAAACCCAATCAACCCATTTGATTTTTGGAAAGGTGCGAACTTTAAACTAAAGATCAGAAAGGTAGATGGTTATTGGAACTATGACAAATCTGAATTTGAAGGCGTGTCACAAATCAAAGAGAGTGATGACCAGATTAAAACAATATGGTCTACTCAACACCCTTTAAAACCATTTCTTGCACCCGATAATTTTAAAACCTATGATGAACTCAAAGAGAAACTGAATAGGACAATTACAGGTGTACGAAGCGCAACAACTGCTGATAAAACAGACCTCCCGCCTCAAAACGGTAGTGTTGCGAAAAGTAATGATGTCGCTCCAAAAACTGCTAGCGATGATGACGATACGTTATCTTACTTTAGTAAATTAGCAGAAGAGGAGTAATTCTCTCTCACATCAAAAACTTTGAAAGGGCGGCTGAAAGGCCGCCTTTTTTTATATAAATATTAGCAAATGGCTATATCAATATTAGACCCTATTAAGATAAAACAAGGTGGCATTCGTAAGAGTGTTGATTGGTATAGAAAAAACGTTGCTACACTTAGCGACAGAGTTACTGCGGCTGCCCTAATGAGGTCAGGTAAATTAAATGGTATTCCTAGTAGAGGTAGATTAAACTTCTTCTATTATGACCCTAAATATAAACAGGTATTACCTTTGTATGATAGATTTCCACTTGTATTGCCTTTAGAGACAATTCCTGGTGGCTTTATGGGTATGAACTTTCATTATATTAGACCTGTACAAAGAATTAGTTTATTAAATAATCTACAAAGATATGCCTCTGGTGGCATGAAGTCAACGACAAGAATTGATGCTACCTATGATGGTATTAAGAATGTAAAAATTGCTAGAAATACTATTAAGAAATATTTGTATAACCATGTTAGATCAAGTTTTTTAAGAGTTGATTTTGATGAAGCAGCATTGGCAGTTATGTTGCCTGTACAACAATTTAGGAAAGGAAGTCCATACTAATGGCTATTCTACGAGGCGGAAAAAGAATTGGTGGTTTTGATATACGAATAGGTTTACCTAGAGATAGAAGCCTAGATGATGTACAATCAGATCCACGTTTAAGACAAAAGGCTGGAGGTAATCCAGAATCTACAATTGGTAGATTTCAAGCCATGGTCAATGAGGCAGAAGGCTTTCAAAGAAAAGCTAGGTTTTATGTAAACTTTACTTTACCAAATGGTGTATCTGGTGATGACGAGGAGATACAAGGTTTCTCTACAGCTCAACAATTGAGAGCTATGAACCAAGATCAAAACAAGAGACGAGTGCAAGCATTTTGTAGTGAGATCGCAATGCCAGCTAGAGAGGGTGCACAAAAAGAAATTAGACATAATGGTCCAGTGAGAAAATTTGTTTATGACCATACATATGGCGATATAACAGCTACATTTTATACAGATAAATTTATGAGAGAAAGAACATTTTTTGAAATGTGGCAAAAGGCAGCATTTAGTAATTCAACGCACAATATGAATTACTACAATGATTATGTTGCGCCACTAGACATATTTGCTTTAGGTCAATTTGCTAGTAGGCAAGAACGTGATGACATTACATATGGTGTAAGACTATTTGAATGTTATCCAAAAACAATTAGTGAAGTATCATTTAGCCATGATACAAATGCAATACAAACATTTACAGTAACATTTAGTTATAGATATTGGGTTAATTTCTTTTTAGATAGAGCTGGACAAGTAGATGTAGGATCATCAGATTTTAAACAACCAACAGTAAAAAGAGCTGGTGGTATATTTGGTGGACTAATTAGTATGTTGCCACCAGAGATAAGAAGAGCAGGACGAGACGTATTGAATGAATTGAGAAGAAAAGCACCTATAGGTAGAATTACAGGTGGTAGAGTATTCCCACCATTTAAGATACCACCGTTAAATATTTAATATAATAAGGAGATATAATGGCGTTACCAACAATTGAGACACCAAGATATGAATTGACTTTACCATCACAAGATATAAAAGTACAATTTAGACCATTCCTAGTCAAAGAAGAAAAGATATTGTTAGTGGCTATGGAATCAAAAGACAATAACGAAATAATATCAGCAACAAAAGATATTCTAAAAGCTTGTACATTTGATAAACTTGATATAGACAGTTTACCTATGTTTGATGTGGAATATCTATTACTACAAATTAGAGGTAAATCAGTAGGTGAAGTTGCTAACTTTAAAGTTATTTGTCCAGATGACAAGATGACTGCTACTGATGTAGAATTAGATTTATCTACTGTAGAGGTACAAGTAGATGATGAACACAGTAATAAAGTTGTTATAGACGAAGAAAGAAAACTAGGTTTAGTATTAAACTATCCATCGCTAGGTATAACCAAGGCTGGTTTTGATGTGAACAAAGAGAACGTAGATACTATGTTTAAAGTAGTCGCTAGTTGTATTGACCACATCTATGAGGGTGATAAAACTTATCCTGCGAAAGATAGTACAAAGAAAGAATTAGTTGAGTTTTTAGAAGGTCTATCTCAACAAGCATTTGTTAAGATAAGAAAGTTTTTTGATACAATGCCACAATTAAGACACGAAGTTGAGGTAACAAATCCAAAGACTGGTGTTAAAAGTAAAGTGACATTTAAGGGATTACAAGATTTTTTTCAATAAGCCTGTCCCACAATAGCCTACAGGCCTATTATGAAACTAATTTTGCCCTTATGCAACATCATAAATACTCATTGACGGAGTTAGATAATCTAATGCCGTGGGAGAAAGAGATTTACATATCACTATTAAAGAATTACATTAAGGAAGAAAATGAAAAAAGAAGGCGAGATAAAAAATAATGAGTGACACAATAAAAGTAAAAGAGACCAGTAAAGAATACGAACTAAAAAAAGAAGATTTAGTGCCAATGGCTGGCGAAGAAGAAAAAACTTGGTATAATACAACAGCAGGTTTATTAGACAAGTTTAGATTAATTCCAAGATTAATAATGTTAGCATACATATATGCTTTTTATAAATCTATAACTTGGTTTATGACCATACCAGAACCCACTAATGCTCAAGCAATG